TTCCAGCTGATTAAATCCGTACCGGGCCACCAGAGGCTGCTCAAATACCGGCTCCATCGCATCCGCATAAGCGTTACCCGGATCAGACCAGGAAACCAGCGCTGTGGTATACCGCGTTTTTGTCGTGCTGCTGGAATAGGTAAAGCGTCCGTCGATAACGTTAGCGCGGGTGTAAGCGTAATCAACATCTCTCGGCATATCGGCAAGCGCAACAATCTGATCACCGCCCCAGTACGTCATACCCCGGAATATAGCCGCAAAGTCACGCAGCACAGTGTAAGCGTCATTCCTGTCCTGAACATAGACGTTACAGGTATAGCGTGGCTCTGTCCCGCTTCCACCCTTTCCATCCGGTACCGGCTGATCGCAATACTGCGATACCTGGTACAACGTCCATTTATCGATGTTGGCTGCACTCAGGCGATTACCCAGACCAAAGCGATCGGTAATAACCAGATCGTAAAATATCCACGCCGGGTTATCGGTCCAGGCCCACTTAAACGCGCCCTGCCATGTACCACTATAAGTCCGCGTATCGGGGTCATAGTTATCAGGCACTCGGATCACCCGGCCACGTGGTTCACAGGATATCTGTGGAATCGAACCATTGAACTGACTTGAGTCGAATTCGATGTACAGCAGCGCGGTGTTCGGATAGCGCAACTTGGCATCAATCACCTCCGTGAAGCTTTGCAGCGTCATCGTGTCGCCGATCTTGGCGCTGTTTGCGTCAGCGGTAATCTTACGCAGTCGGATTGTCCAGGTGCTGCCAGCCTGCGGTAAATCAATACGGTGGCTGCGCTCATAACCAGACGTCGTTTTGCCGGTTACGCTGGTATTAAGAACGGTTTGCCAGGTCCCACCATCAGTTTGCAGGTCTATTGCATAATTGATGGAATACCCTACCAGATCGCCGTTGTCCTCTTGCTTAAACAGAGAAGGCCATTTCAGTCGCAAGCGAACGGCTGATAGTTGGGTGTTGGTGAAGGTACGCGTCCAGGCTGTTGCGCTTGATACTTCAGTTCCAACGTTGATTTCGTTTTCGGTACCGGGAATGCCCTGAATGTAATTTTGTGCCTGAGTTCCCGCGCGAAATTCCCACGTCACGCCGCTAAAGTTTTTGGTGCCATCGGAGTTTTCCAACGCCGTGCCGTCCAGGTAGATATTTTTTCCGGTTAATTGCCCTGCAAATTCCCCTTCCCCAAGCGCAACGAGGATTTTGGCCTTCGCTACAGATTGCAGATCATCAGGCTGTTCGGTAGGGGTTCGTGAACTGGAACTGCCGCCCTTGCGGCCTTTAATCGGGGTTTCTGTAGCCATATTGCGCCCATAAAAAAAGCCACCATAAGGTAGCCTGAAAGGAAGATTATTTTGTTATTGCTGGTCTTCGACGTATATACCAGCAGAGATGATCGCCCCACCAATACGCCTGCGTCCGTATAGAAGCGGAACTGGATTACCCTGAGCAGCAGTGTTAGTTACACCACCGAATGCATACGATGCCCGATTTTCGGCATCCTGTTTGCTGGCAAGTCCTGCTGGCTGTGGCGAAAGCATTTGAACAACACCACCAAGCATCATTGCAGCGCCTATTTTCATAGCGGCAGGGCCCCAAGCTGCACCGCCCCATGCTTGGCCGATAGTAGCCCCCAAAGCACCAACAACAACAAGTACAGCCCCTAAAACTGTTTGAAGTAGGCCTGCCTTTTTACTGCCAATTACAACAGGGATAATTCTTATCACCTCTCCTGTAACTGGAAAACCTAAATCATCTTTTCCAATATTTCTTTTCCCTTTAAATACAGCATACGTTAGACCACGATTTTTACTAGTATTTAAATATTGTTCAAATCCACAAATTGTTTTTGATAATGCATTGATAGCCTCTGCTGTTGTTCGTATTAATCTGTCATGGGTTCTACCAAATACTTTACCTAACGCGCCACCCAGTTCAATTCTAGTCATTATTTCTTGCATATTTACTCCAATAAAAAAGCCACTAACGTGGCTTTGACAAACAGAAATAAATTAAATGCATGATCGCGCTATTTTACCCCACGGGTCACCGATACCTTTATTTGCAGCATAGACTTTCACATCGGCCCCTCCCTCAGTGTCATCTTGAATAATAGCCATCGAAAGAACACCAAATAAATCATCAGCGGCTGATATTCTATATCCAGTTTCAGTTTCTATACTTGTAGCCTGTGGATGCAGTTCTTGCCACTTAGGGGACATGCATTTGTTGAGTTGTGCAGCACTCTTTGAGGTATGACCAGAATAAATAGGCTGTCCTTCCTGTAAGGAAGATGCACTACAACCAAATAAACCCAGTAATGAAATCAATAATATGTTTTTTTTCATATCCCTATCCCCTTTTGATAATGCAAAAGATTAGCACAGAGACTTATGCCGTAGAACCTTCATCGTCCGTTCCTGCCAGTAGCCACCGTAAGGCACACGCTGACTCAAATGGCCATAAAGATGGTGAAGTAACATGTTACCTTCCAGCAGGATCCCTGCATGGTTCCACTTATTAGCCTGGACCTGCATGATAACCATATCACCTGGCTGCGGTACGCCACTGAATTCTCGGAATCCGCATTCATACCAGCAATCGTGGTAGAAATTTTCGGGGTAACTGTCTTCCCACCATGGATAATCCACGCGGTAATCCGTCAGCTCAATGCCATGCGTTTGCCGGAAATAACTCATCACCAGCCCCCAGCAATCGAAATGGCCGAGCACGAACGGACGTTCCAGCAGCGGTAACTCGCCGCGCGGCTGAATGGTGCGTAAATCCCCTTCCGGCCAGCTGACGATATGCCAGGGAAGTAACGTAGCGTCACACTGTGCCTTATCCAGTTCGCTCGCCTGCGTCGTGGCATCCGGGTGGCTGTGGACAATGGCAATCACTGTTCCCCAGTCTTCGGCAGCGGCATAATCTTCCGGCGACAGGTGGAAATGCTCTGTCGGATCGGTTGCCAGATTACGGCAGGGAATGTACCGCTGCACCCTGCTTTTTTGCACCACCACGCCGCAGCATTCGCGCGGATATTCAGCAGCAGCATGCGCCATAATGGCATCGATAATTTTCTGACGCATATCAGCTCCTGATCAGGGATGTGCCGGGGAAACCACCGAACGGCAACTCGTTCCCCTCGCCATGTCGCAACTTGCACGCGGTGAGTGTACCGGGGCATTCATCGAGCGACGGATCGTTAACCGGGTTGTTGTGCTTGTCGAAATAGCGCGTTCCGGCATAGTCGCATCCATCACCGGAGCGGTATTTGTTACGGATACACCAGGTACAAAGCGAATGTAGCTGCCGCGTCGGGATCATCAGCCCCTGCAGGTCCATTGGACTGGACAACGTAAACGCCACCACCTCGTTGGTTTCAGTGCTCTTGGCGTCAATGTAAAACACCTTCAGCTTTTCCTGCTGCGGATCCGCTGACGGGTTGCCCTCCGGATAGTTTTTCGCATCCAGATACTGCGCCAGCGTGTCATGAATCGTGACCTTTGCCTGCAGCAGGTCATCATAAGCAAGACACAGCGCCGTAATGGAGCTGTCCAGGTTAGCGACCGACAGCGTCGGCTGCGCGCTGGTCCCGTCGGTCGCCGTCTCAATACCCTCGATCTGGCAGGGCCAGGCTTTATATTCCTGCCCCTGCCACCAGATCGATTTCGCCGGTAGCTTATTTTCATCTCCACCAGCAGCGGCAATTTCATCGGGAGTGTGAGCAATATTGTGGGCGTGGAAGCGGAGAACGTCGGAAACACCAAATGCGGTGCCATCGACATCAAAAAGCCGGACAACATTGCCCGGCTCAAGTTTCTGATAATCACTGTTTAAGCTCATGGTGCAAACGCCTGTTCAAAGGTGGCTGATACGGTTTCCACCGTTTTACTTTTGGTGACGCGCTGCAGGCTGTCTGCCTCAACTCGCCACAGCGCCAGATCACCGCCTGGTGGGGTAAACGAAAATGATTTAGTCTTATGGCGCCGCAGAAAAGCATAGATATCCTTGACGGTTCCCGGTTCGCCGTTAAATGAAAACTCATAGCTGAGCGTTTCATCATTCAGCCCGGCACCTGACACCTGCTTATAGCCATCACCAAACTGCGCCGTACGGATGGTATCCTTACTTTTCAGGGTCGGCTGGCTGGATGCTTTAATCCGCCATGCAAAATGCTCGATCGCCATTGCTTACCTCTGTTTTGTTGCATTCCAGATAATGCCTCCGGGTCGGATTTCTCTGGTGATACCTTCCCTGATGGAACTTTTGATCACCTGCTGATAGGCTTTCCCCAGCGCATCGCCGTTTCCTTTCTGCTGACCGGAATCCCCCTGGCCTGTTGTAACCGAAACCGGCGCATACACGCTGACACCAAAAGGAGAAGCAACGCCACCGCCACTCCCCCCGACCAGACCACCAGTCGCATAGCCGCGCATCATGCGATAAAGGTTGCCGACACCGATTCGGTTGGTGGCTTCCTGCGTAAAGACAAACTCTCCACGGTGCACCACACCTGCAGGCTCATACTTGCCGCCGGACCCGGTATAACCACCACCAGCAAAACCCAGCGCTGACGTGGCAGAACTGACCAGGCCGGTCATGGCCTGCTTCATCAGGATCTGCGTCAGCATCGACAACGTGGAACGGGTGAAATCTGCCCAGTTTGCTTTCCCTGTCGTCAGCATATCGGCCATATTCTGGCTGATACCATCGAATGTGGCTGAAGCAGCAGACTTCATCGAGCCATAGGCATCAGCTGCTGAATCGGCATAGTCAGCCCACGCTGATTTCGCCCCGGCCTGCCAGTTGCCGCGGAGCTCGTCCTGTGCGGCATAATATTTCTTCAGTGCATCCAGTTCATTCTGATAACCCTGATCGGTGTCCATACCGCCGGCATTCATCCAGCCCTGCCGCAGCTGTGCCTCTTCGTTTTGCCGCTGCGCGCCGCGACTGCTCATGCTGCCCCCGGCCACAAGCGCCCGGGTTTTCTCACCAATCTGGGTAACGTACTTCTGCGAGCTGTCCTGCAGGCGGTTTAACCGTTCCTGGGCAACAATCTGATCGCCCAGCCGGGCATTCACTTCGGCCCGCGCCAGTACCTCGTCTTTGTTCGCCAGCACCGATTTTTCATCGGCGGTCAGCACGCGCTTTTTGGCGGCTTCTTCCAGCACCGAAAAGCGGGATTGTTGTTTCCACAGTTCCTGCCGCTGCTGGCTGATGGTATCCGTGATGCTCTTATGCTCCTGCAGGGTGCGTAACTGAGCCTCCAGCTCCAGCGTCTGCGCGCTGGCAGTATCGACACTTTTCACGCCTGCTGGCGTTTTCACTGCTGACGGTTTTTTAGGCTTCTTCAGCGAGTCGTCGTATTCCTTCTTAGCGGCTGCCATCAGTATGTTGTAATCAGCCTGGAGGATACGTCCGTCTTTGATGGCCTGATTATATTCTTTCTGTTTTGCCGTAAATTTATCCAAAGCTGATTCGGTCTTTGAATATGCAGCCTGCGCCTGCGCGGCATACTTCTGGCGGTCAGATTCAATCACTGCCTCGCGGGCGGCGTTATCCTCAGTTGCCTTTGCCACACTGGCCTGCTGCTGAGCCATTTCCAGTGCAAGGCGGGCAGACTCCCGATCGTTCCAGTAGCTGGCGCGCGCATCATCATTGACATAACCATCACCTTTACGCAGATTCCAGATTTCATCCGCCCGCTTAAAGGCCGCTTCCGCTTTGGCAACCATCTCCTGCGTGGTGTCAGGCCGCCCAATATCGAGCGCCGCATCCCACATCGATTTAAAGGCACGCTTCAGGCTGTCGGCAGCAGTCTCAATCGACCCCATATTGTCGCGCAGGCTCTTTGTCTGTTCGCGAAAACCGTTCGTCGCCGCATCATTAGCTGCCTGTAGAGCCCCGGCCTCATCCCCGGCACGCTGCAGTTGCGCCACATAAGCAATCTGTTCCGCGGTAACGTTGTGGAACTGTTGCGCCATAGCAATAAGGCCTGAAGTCGGATCATTCGTCAGTTTGCCAAATGCCGCTGCCACCTTGTCGACCGGCACGCCCGACGCATCGGTGAACTTCGCTACCGCCTGACTCATCTCATCGAACCGGGCACCGGCACGCACTCCGGCGTTGACCAGCTCCATCAGCGCGCTGCTGGTCTGGTTAAACGTGAGTCCCGCCTGCTCGCCGGATTTCGCCAGCACCAGCATGCGGTTTGAGGTCAGCCCGGCAGTGTTACCGGACAGGACCAGCGTTTTGTTGAAATCAGACAGCGTGGACGAGCCCTGATACCAGGCGTAAACCACCGCGCCAGTGGCGGCAGCCAGCGCGCCAACGCCTACCATCACCGGCGATATGGTGCCCAGCAGCGCCCGAAAGGTCGGAATAATACCGCCGAAGGAGTCTTTCACCTGACCGCCCTGCTGCAGCAGGATAAGCCACGGACTCTGCCCTCCGGCCAGCTGAGTGGCGATATCCGTAAACTGCGCAGGCAGCATACGCATCGCCGCGTTGTACTGGCCGACTGAAATACCGGCCTTCTTCGCCGCGCTCTCCTGGCGGGTAAATGACTGCTGCACCTTCAGAGCAGAGTCATTCGCTGCGTCACCCGTCTGCTTAAACTGCCTTTTTACGTACTCCATCTGCTCGTTGAACTTTGACGAATTAACGTCAAGGTTAACGACCAGGTCACCCACTGCCGTCTGGGCCATAGCGAACACCTCCTGAAATGCCCTCGGCCTTTGCCATCAGCACAGCGTCACCAGGTTCATCATCGGCAATATCCTCCGCAGAAGGTGAAAGCAGGCTGAAGCTGGCAGGGGTTGATGTGGTTTTGGGGTCAAGCGCGGTAATGACGATATGCATCAGCGAGGAAAAATGTGCATCCAGTTGCGCATCATTAAAAAAATTGTCCTGGTAGAACGTTCGCCAGTCGGCGTATTCCGTTGACGACATACCAGCAAGCATGGCGCGCCAGTCCGGGCGGCGAAATTCACGCGCCAGTTTCAGGACGAATGTCAGCTCGCTGGCGAGGACTTTTCCAGACTGACCAGATCAGTCACAGCGATATCCTCTGGATCATTCGCTTCCTGCAGCGGAACCATGCCGGATAACAGCTTCACGCTGTACTCTGCAGCGGAAACAATCTCCAGCGGCCAGGTCATCAGCACTTCATTCTGGATCTGCTCAACGTCTTCTTTCGGTGTTTTGTGCGTCCCTTTCAGGGGATGTCCATGCCATAAAGACATGGCCACCAGCAGTGCGCCGGATTTAATCGTCATATCCATCGCCGCCTGCATGTCGGCATCGGTGATACTTTCCAGCGTCTTCAGGTGTTCAAGATGCTCAATACGCTGCAGCGCCGACAGTTCGTAGAGCGTGACGGTCTTACCGTTGCGTTCGAACGGCTCACTTTTTAAAAACATGGGTTACTCCAGAAAGCGGGGCCACAGCCCCGGAAGTCAGAAAACGGTGACTTTACAGGTCGCGACAAAAAGCCCGTCGTTGGTCATCACGATAATGTCGGCGGTTCCGGCGGCAATGCCGGTTACTGTCAGAACCGTACCGGCGACAGTCACTGTGGCTTTACCTGCATCCGTGGTGGTGGCCCGGAAAGATTGATCGCTTGCGCTGGCTGGCGCCACGGTGACATTCAGCGTGGTGGTGGCAGCAACCGCAACGGTGGTGGTCGATTTATCCAGGCTGACGCCGGTTACGGCAATCGCTGCAGCAGCGCTGTCTTCAGCAAGACCTGGTTTGCCGTTGTTGCTGATTTTGACAGAACGGGTAATGGTGTCTTTTGCCGTCACCGTTTTACCCAGGCTGCTTACCCAGCCACGGAACACATCGATGGCGCCATTCGGGTATTTGATTTTGTACGCCAGCACGGTACCGTCATCAAACCAGCGAACCAGATCCTGCTGCCCGCTCTCGGCAGGTTTCCAGGCCAGCGTAAAACTGGCCTCCCCCGCCGATTTCTGCCCCTGCGCG